TGACGACTCGTTTGATATCACAAACCCATCAACATGTCCACTTAGAGAAAACCAAGAAAATAAAATAAATTATTCTGATAGTAACAGATGTGTTGGATTTCAGGTGGACTTTGGAAAAAGAAATCAGGGAATTTTTAATTCGGTGTCCATAGACATGAATCAACATAAAAATATCGGTCCGACATTCCAAGTCCTCGCTGGTTTAGGTCAACAAGCGTCGGGACAAGAGGTGGCTCAACAATCACAATCTTTATATAATTTTTATAGAACTAGAAGTTACACTTGTCAGGTACAGTCACTCGGTAATGTTATGATACAACCAACAATGTATTTTAATCTAACTAATGTACCGTTGTTTTACGGTCCTTATATGATTATGAATGTATCACATAGTATCAGTAATAGAGGATTTAACACTAACTTTAGTGGTGTTAGAATACCTAAGTTTGCACTATCACCACCCGATAAGTTGGTAATGAGTGTTAATAAAGAAATTTTAAAATCTTACGCCAAAAAGTTAAGACAAATAGATACTAATCTAAAAACGGGGGGAACAACAAATACCATATCTACTTCAGATTTAGGTAAAATAAGACAAGGTTCAGTTGAGAAATGTCAGTCAATAACTTCTTATGATAATAAAGATTTCGTAGATTTAGTTAAGACTGAGGTTAGGGCACAAGAAGTTATTGATTACCTAAATAGTAAATCATTTTATAGTGACAAGGCGAAAACATTTATATATGGAGTGGCAACACTTAATAAATCATTAAGGGAGGACTGTTATAATAACAATTTAATTAACCTACCAACAACTAGATTGGTACAACCAACGAATAGAGCGAATTATTTTAATGCACAATCTTGTATAGAAAATGGTGAATTAATAATGCCTATCGCCTCGTTTAATGATGTTACAGACTGTTTAAATTATTTACATAGTACATTTAACCCTATTGGAATATTCATGGACAGACTATATGATTATATTGAGGACGACCCATTAACCACCCCAAGCACTAACGTAATGGCAAAAACATTGGCAGTTACTTATATGGCAAACATATATGAAATTGATTCACTTGATGGTACGACCTCTGAAGTATATAATGAAGTTAATAATAAAATTGTTAGTGATAGTGAATATAAAAAAGAATATGAAAAATGGTTGGCGTTATTTACCTCTGTCGTAAGTAGAGGTGATATTTGAATATTCGTAACAAACAACATATTTATATAAAAAAAGAGTCATGAATATAAAAAGTTTATTAGACAATTATCTACAAAAAGATGCTAGATTAACCGAAACAGACCGTGGTAATGGTTATAAAGAAGTGTGTGATTTAGACACTGGAGATTGTTATACCGTTAGAATGAGAGACGGTTTAATTGAGAGGGTAGACAACACTATGAATTTAAATAAGACTCTTAGGGTTGAAACACCGACAGGTATGAAGACACTATTAAACGGTTAAAAATATTTACTAAAATGTCATTAGAAAAAAAACTATTAGAAGAAGTTAAAAGATATAATAACATAAACCATTATATCAAAGAACAGGACGAGTTACCTCCCCTACCTGGTGAAGGAGAAGAAACTACAGATGAATTACCTGCAGCACCTGAAGGTGGAGAGGATACTGCGGTAGAAGAAGTGCCTGAACCTGTAGATATTGATACAGACCCTGAAGTTGAGGTTGTTGGTGACGAAGATACCACAGATGATTTATCAAGTGAAGAAGGTACTGAAGAACTTGACGTTACTGAGTTAGTTACAACACAAAAAGATATCTCGGATAAGCAAGACGAGTATATGGAGGGTATGTTTAGTAAACTAGAAGACTTAACATCTAAGTTAGGTGAAATGGATACTATCCTAAGTAAAATTAATGATTTAGAACAAAAAGTTGAAAAATACAGACAAAAGTCACCTGAAGAAAAATTACAGTTAAGAAGTTTAGATAGTTACCCTTTTAATCAAAAATTAAGTGATTTCTTTGAAGATAAACAAGATGAATTTGAAAAGACGGGTAAAAACGAATATGTTTTAACTAGTGATGAAATTGAAAACTATACAGATGGGGACATTAAAAAATCTTTTGATAGACCATTTGAAGATGAAGATAGATTATAAAAATAATATATTAACATTTATACTCACTGTTTTTCTATTTAGTGGGTGTTACATAGGACACATCCCTACTAAGGTTTATAAAACGCCGAGTAAGTATGGGTTTGAATGTATGATACCCACATATTGGGATGGGCAACACCCTGTAAGATATTGGGAAACCACAATAAAGTTAGGGGACGAATTTACGGATTTTAACGGACTAACATGGGTTATTGAAAAACACCCAAACGAAGAAGATAAGATTATAATAAAGACTGATATCACTAAATAAAAAAAAGGACCATAACGGTCTTTTTTTTTGTGTTGTGATTTGACTTAACGTTTTTCGTTGTTATATTTTACTTGAATAACAGATAAAATTTTAACGAATAAAAGAAAAACAAAATGGCAAATGCACTTGACGCAGTACTGGCACAGTACGAAAAAAACACAGAGTCTCGCGGTGGTGGAGACGGTATGACACAGGAGCAACGTTTGAAGAAGTACTTTACTACGTATCTCCCTAAAGGAACAAAATCAGGACAATCACGAGTTCGTATCCTACCAACACCTGACGGTTCCTCACCTTTTAAAGAAGTATGGTTCCACGAAGTCCAAGTTGATGGTAAGTGGGTTAAACTCTATGACCCAGGTAAGAACGATGGTGAACGTTCACCTTTGACTGAGGTATATGAGGAGTTGATTTCTACAGGTAAGGAGTCGGATAAAAAACTCGCAATGCAATACCGCCCTCGTAAGTTTTACATTGTTAAGGTTGTTGACCGTGACAATGAAGAGGACGGAGTTAAGTTTTGGAGATTTAAGGATAACTACAAACAAGAAGGTATTCTTGATAAAATCATCCCTATTTGGAGAGCAAAAGGTGATGTTACAGACGCAAACGAAGGACGAGACCTAATTGTTGAATTGTCTAAGTCTAAAACAAATTCAGGTATTGAGTACACAGTGGTTCAAACTATCATGTACGATGACCCATGTCCTTTGAGTGAAGACACGGACCAGATGAAAGAGTGGATGGAAGATGAGACGACATGGTCTGATGTATACGCACAACGACCTGTTGAATACTTGGAAGCTGTTGCTCGTGGTGAGACCCCTGTATGGGACTCTGAACTTAAGAAGTTTGTATATGGGGATGGAGATGAAACCGAGACAATCGGTGGTACAACGAAGAAAGAAACGGTTACTGAAACCGCAGAAGACCCACAGTCAAAGATGAAAGTTGACGAGGACCTTCCTTTCTAACAAACCAAAACAACAGATGGGAGGGGTAAAACCCTTCCATCTTTTTCATTACGAAAAGTTCGTAATGAAAAAAACGTAATACGAAAACAATGGCAATTAAGAAAAAATCATTTAATGACATAAAGAAGAAGTTTTCTTCTTCGGCAAAATTCAAACCACAAAGATTCTATGATTTGGGTACTGAATTTTTGGATGCAGTTGGAGTACCTGGTCCGGCTATGGGACATTTAAATATGTTCTTGGGTCACTCAGATACGGGTAAAACAACTGCACTTGTTAAGGCGGCGGTAGATGCACAGAAGAAAGGTATTCTTCCTGTGTTTATTATCACAGAACAAAAATGGTCTTTTGACCATGCAAAACTTATGGGTTTTGACTGTGAAGAAGTGGTGGATGAAGAAACCGGAGAATTGGATTGGGACGGTTTCTTTATTTTTAATAATGACTTTGAGTACATAGAACAAATTACTGACTACATTAACGAGTTGTTAGATGCCCAAGACAAGGGTGATTTGGAATATGACTTATTATTTTTGTGGGACTCTGTTGGTTCAGTACCGTGTAAGATGACTTATGATGGTAAAGGTGGTAAACAACACAACGCAGCAGTTCTTGCTGATAAAATTGGTATGGGTATTAATCAGAGAATCTCAGGTTCACGTAGGTCGGACTCTAAGTATGAAAATACTTTGGTCATCGTCAACCAACCATGGGTAGAGTTACCAGACAATCCATTTGGTCAACCCAAAATTAAGGCTAAAGGTGGTGAAGCGATTTGGTTAAACTCGTCCTTGGTTTTCTTATTTGGTAACCAAAAGAATGCGGGAACAACAAAGATTACTGCGGTAAAAGACAAAAGAAAAGTTAAGTTCGCAAGTAGAACCAAAGTATCGGTTATGAAAAACCACATCAACGGATTAGGATATGAAGACGGTAGGATACTTGTAACCGCTCACGGATTTTTAGCAGGTAAAGATTCTGCGGAAGAAAAAAAATCTATTGAACAATACAAGTTAGAACATTCTGAGTATTGGAAAGACATTATCGGTACGGGTAGTGACTACAAGTTAGAAGAAGAAAGTGTAACCATTTAAGTTTTATGGAGTGACTAAAACTTTATTAGTAGACGGGAATAACCTTTTCAAGATTGGTTATCATGGAGTACGGGAATATTACCACAAAGGTAATCACATAGGTGGTATATATCACTTTATGAACACTGTCCGTAGATTCATTGATGAATACAATTACGATAAGGTTATTGTCTTTTGGGATGGACACAATAACTCTATACAGAGAAAAAGAATATTTGCCGAGTATAAGGAAAATAGAAGATACAATCGTCTAAACGATATTCAAAAACAATCATTTGATTGGCAAATGGATAGAGTTAAACAATATCTTGAGGAG